ATTAAGATTTGTATTTTCCATTGTTTAGAATTCCACTACGATTTTAATATCTTCTGTTTGGTCAGACGCACGAGAGATTGGGCGTCTATTCTCTATATAGATAACCTTCCCACTGTCTGGTTGCAATTCTGGATTTGCATATGTGCTTGCAGTACCAACGCCACCACTAGTACCGCCCGTAATAACATTAGCACCACTAAATGCAATCACGTTTCCATTTGCAGCGATACCATAGTTTGCATACTGTTCTTGTTGATAGTAAATAATATTGTTTGTTGCATCAAACTCAACAACTCTACCTACTGCACCTGTAGTTGACTGTGTAATAGTTTCATCAATCTCATATGGAGCAGACGGAGCGCCTGTAAGTGTAACACTAAATGTTTGTCTTGCTGTTGATGCAGTTGAAACTGTTGTTGTACCAAAATTAAATGGATCTTTAATAATACCAACTTCTCTAAAGTCATTTGCGATTGTAAAGTCTGAACCTTCATTCTGTTCCAGTTTAACATTAGTCATCACAAAATGAGCACCAAGTTCATATACTGCATCAAATCCATGTCCACCCTTTGGTGAAATAATTGGTTGAATTACACCACCAGTACCACTACCGATATTACCAGCAGTAGTTAACCCTGTGTCAGTATATACATTTGATAAGTCCACATTAGCGAACCTATAACCAGTTCCACCAGCATAAATATTTGTACCAGCAGAACCTTGAGATGCAATTGAATTTCCTGATACTACAATCTTGACGATACCATTCGCACCATCTCCATCCACTGGAGAGTAGTAAGTTCCATCTGTATATCCAGAACCACCAGTAACACGAACAACGTCCAATGATCCGTCTACGGCATCACCCGATACTGTTGTATCAGTGCTTACTGGAATAAAGTCAGATGTTAGAAACTTAGTAACTTCTGAAGTTGTAATCTTATACATGTATTGTAGTCTATACCCACCCAACTCAAAAGGAGTTGAAGTTTCAGACGTAGGTTCGTTACCACTATACACAGCACCACCATTATTGTCAAGTACTTTATAGACTCTATAGTCAGAAGTCATAAAGTAATATGTACCAGCATACAAGTTTGTTGCACCACTTGATGTTGGGTTAGTTGAACTAATATCATGTTCATACATATCAAATCGAGTATTGTTAGTCCAGTTCCGTCTTGGAATAACGTATGAAACATCCGAAGATGAGATTAATTTGGCAGCAAGCATAGAATCCCATTTGTAGTGTTCCAGAGTTACATCATCATTTGGAACTGGCGGAGAGTTATCTGAACCACCAGAAGTAGATAGTGTGAATGGAGTACTCTTACCAATAAAAAGGTAATATCTTGTTGGCGCTGCCTCAGAGAACGATTCAAAGAATTGTTCTGCATTGTGTTGCCTGAAATGTTCAGTAATAATTGCTGCCATTGTTTTTTCCTATAATCTTATAATACTATTTAGTCTGTTCTCAACTAGAAGTTTTTGTTTATCTTATAAACCATTCTTCAACAGTTTCAGAAATGTCTCGCATTTTTATCCAACGATCACCCATAGTCTGTCCACTCAATATTCGAACCTGTCCAAGAAGACCTACTATTACCCACTCATCTCTATCTTCTCTTGGTGAGTAAGTAAGAGATGGATCATAGTCTGGGTTTTCTCTACGATGTTGAAATTTTAATCCATTACCATCATGTGTTGTAGTTACAGCATCATCTGGTATTGTTACATCTTCTGGAACTTTATGACTTTCATATGATTTTCCATCAAAAGATATTACGTTATGGTCATCCATGAGATACACACCAAAATCATCTGTTAGGTATTTTTCACCCCATTTAGACCAACCAGAATTACCTACCATAGCAGAAATTTGTCCATCATCTTTAGGACGAATAACACCTATAATAGAACTTACTGGATCATCTGATGTAGCCGCACGAACTTTATTGTTGTCTAATACTACTGTAGTTCCTCTTGGTATTGCATTACCTGTTGTCGTTTCAAAATACTCTGCATAGTCAGCACCGCCACCATTCCAAGAACCATCAGCATACGCTTGGCCATCTCCACGCAGTTTGAACTCATCATCTCCTAAATTACCAGAAGTACAAACTAAAAAATCATACCCAGAAGACGCACCACGATTACATAATATTCTTTGCACATCACTTTGGAATGAAGAATCTTCTGCATCAGCAGTAAAACAGACGTTATTGTTTAGGTTACTAACCATTTGGTGACCAACTATGTTGCCTCCCCAAGTTCTGTAGCTTCCATTATGGCTTGCTTGAAAAGCACCTTCTGATATTATTCGTGCATTTTGTGTTGCTGCTGCTGTAGCACTAGAACCGGCTGAAGGTGCTGTGTACCAACGATGTGTACCACTTTGCTGACTGTAAACTGAAACAGCGCCTTCCCTTATATGCTGGAAATCACCACTTGCGTTAAGTATAGCATTACTAGACAACATGCACCGTCTGTCAGAATTAGAAACATCTAGATTAAACAAAGAACCAGATTGACCTAATTGTAAAGCTGTGGTATTAAACGATGTACGCCAACTTGTGCTTGGTATTGTGCCAATACCAACATTGCCTGACGCTGTGACCCGCATATGTTCATCTTTATTCGATGTGCCATCATCATCAACTATACCAAATTGAAATTCTCCAGTATTATTAGAAATATATCTAACCTTGTCAGCGTTGTTTGCATCTTGTAAAAGTACAAACGGCCCATTTGAAGAAACCGTCAATCCAGGCGCAGCGTTTCCAGTAAGACTTAATGGAGAACTTGTTCCAATCCCCACTAAATTATTAGAACTATCTACCTTTAATGTTGTAGTATCTACTGTAAGATCAGCAAGGGCCATCCCAGTTGAGTCAGAATCAATCTTTGCACTCGTTACTGCATCATCAGCTATATCGGCAGTGGCAATTGCACCGTCAAGTACCGCTGTGGATTTAATTGTATCAATTGCCATTTTTTAATATCCCTTAGTATAAATCATTCCAAGAAGTGCCATTGTAGACAACCGCCTTGTTTGTATCAGTTTGATACGCCAACATTCCAGCAGCAGGAGATGCAATCCCAGCAAGGGCAGCTGCATCAGCATAAGCAGGAAGATTGAAAGTTGTATTTGCAGTAACCGTTGTGCCTGTAACTGCGGCAGGAGTTGTTCCACCAACGATACCGTCAATGTTTCCTGTCACGTTACCAGTAATGTCGCCTGTAAATGTACCAGCGATTGCACCTGTACCAGTGATAGTCGGCGAAGTCAATGTTTTATTTGTAAGTGTTTGAGTTGCAACTGTACTTACAAGTTCAGCGTCACCACCAGCAGGAAGTGTCAATACGTTTGTTACTGCTGCACTATGTGGTTGTGCGATAATCTTTTGTCCATGAGTATTTACTTCACAGTTAAGAGTGATTGCACCTGAGTTTGAACCACCACCTTGAATTTCAACTACTTGGTTTGCAGCAGTAATCTCCAACTCACCAGTGGCATTCGAAATACCTTCAGTAGTAAGTGCAGTGATTGTCATTGCAGCTGCTGTTCCACCAATAGTTCCATTGAGGGTTGGTGCAGTTAATGTTTTGTTAGTTAGTGTTTCTGTTCCTGTAAGTGTTACAAAGGAATCAGAAGATAAAGAAGAACCATCACCCAATTTGGTGTATAGTTCTGTAAAGTTGGCGTTTACTTTGCCTGCGCCGGTACGAAGGTCATCGCCAGTTCCGTCATTTGCGGCAGAACCACGCCCAATTGCTTGATATGACATTTTTTAGTTTCTCCTAAAAGTTTATATTATTTATACAGTTATTTATAAGGTTTCGTCAAGGGTATATGCATTAGAATCCATAGAAATATCAATTTGGTCGTATGTCAAAAGTCCGCCAATTTGATTATCAAACCCTATCGTACCATCGTCAAAGGTTGTGCTTGTTCTTGAGAACAGTTGTTCATCTTCCCCAGCAGCCTTGTCAAATTTAGTATTTCCATTATCAAAAGTAATAGTACTCTGATCAAATGAATCTACATATCTCGCAGCAGTGTCACGAGTTCCACCACTCTCATCGAATGTCTGATCGCCTCTATCGAAAGTGGCAAAGTTATTATCGAATGCATTAGTCAAACCAGTGCGAGTGATAATAATTTCACTTGGTGGTGGGATGTTAATAATAGTCGAGTATGCTGTAAGAGGAATGCGATATCCACCAGAACCATCTGGTTCAGACAGTTCATTAATTCTATAACGTCCTATCTGTGCAAGACTATATTGGTCACGAGAGAAGTCTTTACCCAATGTTGGTGTCCTGTAAATGCCAGGATAATGTGGAATCTCAGCATGTTGAAATTCTTGAACAAAGTGTTGACGTACACCCTCTCCGTGGTGTTCATCATCTTCTCCTGTCTCTTGCACCAGATGATAATTATCTTCTGTCATAAGAAGGAATGAATCTTCATAATGTGGGTCAGCAGTGAATCCAAACATTGCAACATTTTCCAATGTTGAACCACTATAATGTGAACCTCTATTTAGATTCATTCTAACAGAAACATCAGATGTTAATGTAACATCTCTACCATCTGGAACATCAGATAGTTCTGCATATCCAGTTACAGGAGCAGAGACTAATGATGCATTTGTTACAGTACCCAATCG